GAGCTTTATATGAGACAGGTTGGCGAAGCCGCCAAGCAAGCGCGAGAGCGGCTGGAAAGCGTAATGAATATGTTGGAGACGGACGCTTTAGGGATAAAGGAGGAAGACAAGTAGGGAGCGCATTTGCGGAGTCCGAGCACAACGAGCGGATCAAATACGTGTACGGCAACTACAACTTCTGGTCATGGTTCCGCTACTGGTATCTGGATTCGTGTAACTTGGTCTCGATGATCATGATCGACAAGGGCTATTTCGACTATGACTTCGAGAAATCAGAGAAAGAGACAGTCGTGACCTATGAGGAGTCCCGCAGGTCAGACGAGGAGATCCGGGACATCATGGCGGGCTTCGGAATCGGCGTGCAGCGCAAGAGGCCCGAGACACTGGAAGATATTCAGAATCACATAATAAAACAAGAAAGTTATGGCAGTTGAAATACCGGTAGTAATTGATATAGATAAGGCGTTCCAGGATGCGGCGAGCAGAGTTAAAACAGCCATCAAGCCGCTGCAATCTGTTATAGAATCAGCGCCGGCATCATTGTTTATTGATGTAAAAATCGGCAAGTCTAAAAAGGTCCTTGTTGAGCTATTTGACGATGCGAAAACATCCACTAACCAATTCCGGGATGCGCTTGATCAAATTAATGCCAGGATTGATAAGATGGCGGCAAAAGGAGGATTTAATCTTCTCGGTGGAGGCTTGAGCGCTGATGAAAAGAATTTGTTAGAAGCCGCTAATCTTCTTGAGGTGAAGATCAAGGGTGCTGGCGATGCTTCTTCTTCAATGACCCGGGTATTGTCAATTAATATGAAGCGGGCTGAAGAAGACCTACTAAAATATACCGCTAGCCTTGATAAGCTTACACGGAAACAAAATTTATCCGCTCAAAAAACCTCTACTGGCGGATTCACTAAGCCATACCAAAAACAGATAGATGATGTAAATGTTAAAATATCTCAAACCCGCTCTTTTTTGTCCGCATGTTCGGTAGAACTTGATAGAATCTCAGGGAAAGCTGTTACGGCTGCTGCTAGTTTTAGCCGCATCAGAACGGCTGGGGAAGAGATGGCCGCAAGTTTCAGGCGCGGACACGAGTATATTCAGCAATGGAATAATGGGCTCGCAACTAGTGGGGCACATTTAGGCGCCTTAATTAAAAGTTCTATCACATTAATTGGGTTGCATTCGGCCACGAGATTTATTAAAAACATTCGCGAAGTTACGGCTGAATTCGAGATGCAGCGAGTGGCTTTAGGTGGAATAATACAAGACACGGATCGAGCTGAGCAATTATTTAATCAGTTAAAGGCGGCGGCCATAAAATCGCCATTTGAAATAAAGGACTTGGTCTCGTTTACTAAACAATTGTCTGCTTATCGGATTGAGACCGATAAATTATTTGATGTTACAATGCGTTTGGCCGACATTTCTGCTGGTTTAGGGGTTGATATGAACCGTCTGGTTTTGGCTTATGGCCAGGTCCGTGCTGCATCCGTTCTGCGTGGTCAAGAACTAAGGCAGTTCACGGAGGCTGGAATACCTTTGGTGGATAAACTTGCCGACAAGTTTTCAAAACTCAATGATCGAACTGTAAGTACAGCCGAGGTGTTTGACCTTATATCTAAGCGAGCCGTTCCTTTTCGGATGATTGAGGAAATATTCAATGATATGACCAGCGCTGGCGGGGAGTTCTATCGGATGCAGGAACTTCAATCAGAGACCTTAAAGGGGCAATGGATGAAATTAAAAGATGCTTTATCCATTATGTATGACGAGATAGGGAATACCCAGGTTGTACATGGGGCGATGGAAACGCTTCTTAAGGATGCGATGGACTTATTGCAAAATTGGCGGCAAGTTGGGCGCAATATCGGAATAGTAGTTACATCTTTAGTGGCGTATAAAGTAGCGATTATTAACGCACGAATAGCCCAAAATGCCTTGACTGCTTCTCAGATTGCTGAAATTTCCGCCATAGAACTTAATGTGGTCGGGAAAAGCAGATTAATAGCCGCTCTTGCTGGCGAGACAGCGGCGACTAAGGCACAAATAGTTTTAGGCAACCTATATGTTAAGGTAAAGACGAAAGAAATGATGGCCACAAATCTTTTTACAAAGTCTTTATATAGGATGGCCGCCGCTTTGCTTTCTAACCCTTATGCGGTAGCGATTGCCGGAGCTACCGCCTTAATAGCCCTGCTGTTCCGGCTTACGAAAAAAACAGATGAGGCTACAATCTCCGCAAACGAATTTCAAAAGAGTATTGAGTCTTTTACAAGCAACAAAAATCAGATTAACAGCATTAATGCTCTTTGCGACAAGTATGATGAACTTTCTGCGAAAGCCGATAAAACTTCCGAGGAGCAAGAGCGGCTAAACCGTGTCACAAGAGAATTAGCAAAAGCTTATCCGGCGGCAGTATCTGGCACGGATCAGTTAGGAAACGCTTTAGAGATAAACACCAATAAAATCAGAACTCAGACCAAAGAAGAGGAGAAATTAATTCGCAAATTACTAGAACGTAAAAAGATTGAGGCGGAGGGTGAAATTGAACGTTTAGTGGGTAGACGGCAAGAAATTAACGATATCGCAAGGGCTGGGGGATATTACGAAATTGGCGGTACAGATGAGGCACCAGAACGGGTTTTCCATCAACTTACTGAAGATGAGATGGAAAAATTAGGGATTGAATTAACTGGGCTTATCAAACAAATTGAGGAATTCACGGGAAAGGTAGAAGATGCCGATAATCAGTTGCAAGATTTGGTCAGTGAACCTATAGGTCCGGCATTGCCCGACTTTTTTGGGAATGCCTGGAAAATGCAACTTAATTCATACACCACCACATTGGAAAGTACAAACTCTAAAACAAAAGCCTTTTCCACAGATCAAATAGAACAATTTGAGAATACCAAAGATGCCCTTGACGCTGTTGCCAAGGCTTATAATGTGCAAACTTCATTAGTAGACTTTTATTCTAAAGCGTTAGAAAAAGCCACGGGCAGGCAGAAGGAACAATTAGCTGTTTTCCTATCCGACGCCAAAGCCATGCAAAATTTGTATTCCCAGATTTTGACTGACTATAACGCATGGAGTCTTATTAATAATAAGCGCACCACCGGCACTCGTCAGACCGATCCCTTCATAACCCGGATGCAGGAGCGGATAAAATTCATGCAGGACTTCAAGAAAGGGTACGATGACTTGAGGAAATACATGACCTCCAGCCAGGCTTTGAGCGAGGAGGCTGGCGTAATGCTAGGCCGCGGCACATCATTGGGCATGTCCGCCGAGGAGCAGGCTAGGGCGGCCAGTGACCTCAGCAAGTGGTACGACGATGCCATTAAGGCCGTGCAGGACAAACTAAAGGCCAAGGGCGTCAAGGGCGTTTCAGTGACGGACTTCCTGGGCATCGACATGACAAAGAAGAGCAAGGATATTCAGGACCTCCAGAAACTGCTCCAGTCGCTCTGGGACGCCAAGACCGACTTTGACATCAGCCAGAAGAAGAAAGACCTTGAGGACGCACTTCAGAAACTTTCCGACGAGATCAAGCGCTCCGAGACGGCGAGGAACTTCTACAACGACATTCTTGACCTGACCGGCGACGAGCAGTTGGCTGCGACGCTGGGGGTGTCTATTTATGGCGGTGTCGGGAGTGAATTCAAGGATCGTCTCCAAGCAGAACTGAATAAGGCTATGAAAACCGTTGACGCCAGCGCCATGACAGACGAATTGCGTCAGGCTTTCTCAACACAGAACTTTTCGGTGATACTCGCTAATTTGGATAAGTTCCCAGAGAAGTGGCAGAAGCGTCTCAAGGAGATGGCGGCCAGCTCGGAGAAGTTTCAGGCAGATAGGGCGAAGGATTTGCTGAAATCCCTCGAGAAATTCAAATCCTATGGGGAACGTCAGGTCGAGCTGTCGAAGCAGACGGCGAGACGAACCGCCGATATTCAAGCGATGAAGATTCCAGATTCTATGAAACAGAGTCTTCTCGAGCAAAACACCCGCAAGCAAGCCGAGGAGTCGGCGAAAATTGCCTATGAAGCCTTCCGCGACACTCCGATGTATATTGAGTTGTTCGATGATCTTGACGCAGCTTCTGGACGAATGCTTGAGAATATGCGGAAAAACCTTGAGGATATGCGGGAGAATTGGAAAGCATTGTCTCCCAGAGAGTTGAAGGAATTGCAGTCAAAAATCAACGATCTTGACGAACAGATAGCGAGGAAAAATCCATTTAAGGCTCTTGTTGCGTCAATTAAGGAATATCGTGACTTGCAAAAAGAGACTCCTCGCAGTGAGGCTGAGAATGCGGCCATAACAGCCAACGACAGGATGATTTATGAGAAAGAGATCCTCGCTTTATATCAGAAACAATATGATGAAGCTGTCGCTAATTATGATGCCGAATCTGATGAAGTACAACAAGCAAAGGAGAACCTGGAAGTCCAGTCCACGATAACCGATCTTGCAATTGAGGAGGCCAAGGCCGCGCAAAAGACGGCTAGTGCGTTTAAGGAGGCGGGGACCCATATCCAGAAGGCCGCCGAGAAGATGGAGGACTGGGCTGGCTATGTCTCGGAGTCCTTGGACGGCATAGGCCAGATAGTTTCCACTTTCGCTAGCGACGATGTCTCTGAGACTTTTGACATCATCGCCGAGGGTATAGGCAAGACTATCGGCGGGGCCGCTCAACTTGGGGAGGGGATATCAGAATTAATCATGTTAAACCCTCAAGGAATTGTTGATACCATTCAGGGGCTCGGGAGCATGATTTCCGGCATTTTCGGAACAAAGAGCCAGTTGAGCATCAAGGCCATAAATAAAAAGATCGACGAGCAGGACCGTTTGCTTTCCCAGCTCTCGTACTCTTACGGTCGCCTTGAGGCGGCGATGGCGAAGGCTTTCGGTTCGGACTACATCTACAACTACAACGAGCAGTTGAAGAACCTCCAGGCCCAGCAGGCGGCTTACGAGCAGCAGGCCGAACTGGAAAGCCAGAAGGGCAAGAAGAAGGACCAGCAGAAGATAGACGAATTCAACCAGTCCGCCGAGGAGGTAAAGGACCAGATTTTGGATATGCAGTCCCAGTTGTCCGAGTTCTTCTCTGGCACCGACCTGACCTCCGCCGCCGAGGATTTCGCCAACGCCTGGATTGAGGCGTATATGGAGTTCGGCAGCACGACCGACGCTATCAGCGAGAAGTTCAAGGACATGGTCAACAACATGATCGTCAAGTCGCTGGCGGGCAAGGCTATGCAGAATCTGTTGAGGCCGATCTTCGACGAGATAGACAATCTCGCCATTGACGGCGAGTTGACGGCCGCCGAGATAGGCAAGATCAGCGCCATGGCGACAGCGGCCATCCCGCAGATCAATGACGCCATGACCGGGCTGATGAACAACCTCACGACGGCTGGCATAGACCTCCGCACACACGCCGGGCAGTTCACGGGTATCTCCCGTGACATCGCCGGAGCGTCCGAGGAGTCCATTCTCGGCCTGGCCGCCGCGGTCAACACAGCGAACTTCTACATCTCGCATGTGCCGGCGATCGCCGAGAATGTCGCCGCTCTACGCGCCGCTCTCGCTGGGGATACACCCGCCACAGTGAGGACGACCGCGAGCGAGGGGCCGACCTACGAGGACCAGATGCTCGGGCTGGTGGGGCGCATGCCGACGATAGAGCAGCACCTGGCGGACTTGCTTACAGAGTTCAGGAGAGTCGTCAGAAGCTCGGGCGGATCTTTCTATGTCGCTATTCGCTAACAATTATCACATGTACCCTTGCGCTCCCAATACCTTCTTCTTAAATTCGCGCTAAGGTTCCACATGTACTAAAACTTTAACGTCGCCGGTTGTGAAATCCGCGGCGTTTTTCTAACTTTGTCGCAAACAGTTAACACATATTATCATGCAGGAGTATAACAAGAAAAACCTCAGACGGTTACTCGCGTTATTCGCGTCAGTAATCATCTTTTTCCTTGCCCTTGTGGCGGGAAAGCTGAGCATCCAGTGGTGGTGGGCTTCCCTGCCCACGTCGGGTGCTGCTATCGCGTCCGCCGTGCTCTTATTTTATCACGGTTTTATGAAACCAGATTCGGATGAAGAGATAAAGTAGCATGAGGGATTTTTGCGTTATAATAGACAACGGCCACGGTCGGGAGACTCCCGGCAAACGCTCTCCCGACGGGCGGTTGTTGGAGTGGCGATGGACGAGAGATGCCGCTATACAACTGAAAGCCGAATTGGAGAAAAGAGGGATCACAGCCACTCTCCTGGTGCCAGAGGATACGGACGTGCCGCTCGCCACAAGGGTGGCACGGGCTAACGCTATCGCTAAACTTTGCTCGGATTGCATCCTAGTGTCGGTACACGTCAATGCCGCTCCCGGCAAGGGCTGGTCGGAAGCGTCCGGTTTTTCCGCATGGATTTGCGATAATGCGAGCAAGAAAAGTGAGAAGCTCGCATATTCGTTCCAGACTCTCGCTAAAGAGATGGGCCTTGGCGGGAACCGCTGGGTCCCTCAAGAGGGATTTTTCCGTTCCAATTTCTACATCGTCAAGCGCACCACCATGCCAGCGGTACTGACCGAGAATCTCTTCCAGACCAACCGGAAAGAGGTCGATTACCTTTTGTCCGACGAGGGCAGGAAGAGGATTGTGGCTTTGCATGTCAAGGCGATTGAGCGCTATATCTGGGGGTAGCGAATTGCTGTCGCCATGTTGTCTCTTATCGTTTTTTGCCTTATCTTTGCCATATCATGGATGACAGATGGAAAACCCAATTACGTAGGCAGGCATCGGCCCGCCATATGTGCGAGGAGAACCGCCTAGCATTGGAGGCGGTATCCTCGAAAGAAGAGGCTGTCGCGTTGTATCTCAAGACGATAGATTGGGCGCTGGAGGAAGGCTACCCTAGGCTCGACACGTTGCGGGAATACTTCACGGACTGCGAGCCTTATGGGGTGTACATAGACCGCCACTTCAACGGCACTCTGTTCCTTGACAGAAAAGTCTATGTTTTCCATCATTGCTCTGGTAAAATTCGGGTAGGTCTGAACCGGTCCAAGAGCATAATCCCGATGATATATCTCTCCAACGGCTGCAACCTTGAGATCAAGGCCGCGGATAATCTGGGATTGCGCACCCGCGTCCCTATTTATAATTTTGGGGAGAACCGGGTCCTCGCGGAGGACTCCGAGAATATCGTATGTAAAATCTATAATCTGGAGGTAAAGTAATGGATGGAGTCGTGATAGAGGTTCTGGAACGGTTCGGCATTCCGGCTTTGACCGCGATTGGCGGATGGTTCGCCAGCGTTTGGCGCAACAAGCAGAAAAAGGAAAATGACATACTTCAGAACGTCACACAAATCCTCCAGTTCCAGAAGGACTATATTGCCGAGCAGGACAAGGAGAACCGGAAGACTAGGGATATAAACGCCAGGCTGGAGAAGAAGCTCGATGACAAACGGGAGTCTATCCGTAAAGCCAACAAGTGCCAATACACCAACGAGGGTGACGGCTGTCCGGTGCTTCGCCATGAGGACGAGCTCGACGACAAATGCAAGGAATGCTACTTAAAGGAGGCTCAAGGTGATTACAGTAAGGCTTAAAATAGGCGACGGCGAGATCGTCGACACCCAGACCTTCGGGTTTATCTACCTCGATTCCGACAAACGAGTCGGGGCCGAGTCCAAAGGCTTTGAGGCTACGGCGTATCCCGAGGAAGAGGGAGAGCATATCCTTCCCAAGGCGGCTGATGACGCATTCGACTACAAGGTCAAGTTCTTCATCCAGGCCACCTCTCTGAAGGACGCCAACCAGCTCATAACCGAGTTTAATGAGAGCCTCCACGACACACCGGACGAGCTGGGCCTGAAGACCTATTACCCAGTCACCTTCTACAACGATTACAAGCGTCACAAGATTGTCGGCTACCCTTCAGAAATCCCGGAGGCCACCGATTTTTGGCGTGACCATAGGAATCAGGTTGAGGATATCGTCATAGTGGAATGGACAATACGCGTGACAAAACCGAGTTTGTGCGATTTTAATTTGGGCGCTGAATGATACCACAGATACGAGAGATAAACTTTCCGGAGTACGCCACCCTACATCAGGCGACGGTGAACTTGTCCACAATGGGCGATCGCACCATCACCACCCAGATCAGGGTAGACGGGTCCATCGCCCCAGAGTTTGGGATCACTGAGAATGGCATATTCAAACCCATGGAACTGGAGTTCCGCGGGGAACGGTTTATCTTGCCCACACGGGAGCCGCAGGCAAGGAAGGACACGTCGACGAAAAACTCGCTGATAGACTTGACCTTTTATTCCTGGCCGGTATACGAGCTCAAGAGATATTTCTTCGTGGAGATGTCTTCCACGACCTCCGGTACGGCGATAGCGGACAAGTACGACGCGCCGCTGGCTCTCAATCTTGAGAATTTCGTAGACGCTTTCAATCTTGTCCTGGATCATTACTTCAACGGTAGGATCCAGATATCGCTTTTCGGGCAAGGCCAGGGCATCTATTCGACCGACCCCGTCTCTTTTGAGATAAACTACACCAAACTTTGGGAGGTCCTCCAGAAAGTTTATGAGATGTACAATGTCCGCTGGTGGTTCGATTATGACTCCGCCTCGGGGATTTATCTCATAAAGATGGGCTACACCGCCGACAGCATAGATGACCACGACTTTTCCTACGGGTATAAGGGCGGATTGCTGAGCTTCGAGCGCACAGTCCAGAGCGACGACCTCGTTAATATCCTGCTTGGCCGTGGCGGCGAGAAGAACCTCCCCTACCGCTATTTCAAGCGCACGGATCCGGATAACCCCGGCTGGACGGCCGACCCCGATGCCATTCCCGAACTGGCGAACATCTATTTCGACCGGCTGCACGATGTCAATTTCCGCTGGTATGTCAGGGGCTGGATGACCAATCCCAACAGGGACCGCAGCTGGGAACAGGATGGATATGTCTATCCAACCTACTCCATTGATTCCGACTCTCCGTACTACTTCGCTTACCAGAAGGGAGCGACTGACGCAAAGTTCAACCCTGTCGAATATGTCAAGGACGACGAGTCCATAGCGGCTCATGGCGAGGTGTGGGGAGCGCTGGACGATAACGACGACATATACCCTACTATTCAGGGGGTGGATATTCCCAACGATAACCCAAACATAGGGCGTGTTGACGAGTCTGTAGCCATCTCTCAGATCGAGACCGACGATATAGGCGCTTATGCGTCCGCGGCCGCTGTGGAAACGACTATTAAGGATATGAAAGTGAGTCTCCCCGGCAATAATGTCCTGACTCACACCATATATTCCGAGCCTTTTACTATAGCCCAAGGCGAGACGGGGAACGTGACCTATCGCCCGTTCTCCAAAGAGACGGTATATCCGAATTTCGTCTATTATGATACGACGAGGTCAACGCTGGTGGCTGAGCCCCTTTCCGGCGGTTCTGACCAGTCTGGCACGGCGAGTTATGACGAAGCCACGGGATTATACGCGGTCTCCGGCCTTCCGGCTGGTACTTATCGCCTAAAACTTAACCTTGTTTTACGTGTGGATCGCCCCGCCCAGCTCGCCACTGGCACGTTTGGCATTGAGAACGTAGTGCTGACCACATCCGCCGCGAACACGAACGCCTGGAAGCCGACCTTCGACATCTGGGTGAAGAACATTTGGCAGACCACGCAAGGCACTAACGAGTCCAATAAGGATTATGCCGAGCGGGTTTGGGGACCAATACTTGGCGATAGGCTGGGTGATGAGGCCAAGATAGTCTTCTCTACCGGGGCGATGTCCATATCGCAGGATTACGAGTTCGTCATCGCTGACTATCCGGTTCCAGACAGGACCAAGACGTTAAACGGAGTCCCCTCCGAGTGGAAGATTACGGTCTACAAGAGTGACGCGGAGTATCAGGCGACGGGACTATATATTCCCAACGCATCATCCACGCAGCCGCTGGCTGGCGACAAGTTCTTCTTCGTGGGCATTGACATGCCGTTCCAGTATGTCGAATGGGCGGAGGAGAGGCTGAACCAGTATAAGACAGACAACCTTGAGGGAATGTCCGAGATCAGCCCCACATGGACCCTGAAATTGGACAAGGTCCGGATAAACTCGCTGGAAGACGAGGACTACGGCCAGAAACTGGCTGACAGGCTCGACGCTGGCGTGATGATCCGCACGACTGACCCGAGATTCACGCACGGGGACATCCTCAGCTTATATATCCAGTCCATAACTTGGACATGGAATGAGCCTTCAAAGGGTAATCCATACATAGTCCCAGACGTGGAGGTCATCCTCGCCGACAAGGTGTCTGCCGTGGAGAGCCCGATTTCAAGGCTGGAAAACGACGTCGACGTCATATCGCAGACTTATGTACAATCCGGCGATGTTGAGGCCGTTGTCCGCAGGGTGGCTGGAGCCCTCTTTTTGAAAAAGACTGGCGAGAGCGACTCATCCTCATCCCCCACTACTTTCTCCAGTAAGGTAACCAGCAGGAACTTCCGGAAGGGAGGGATCGGCGGAGCTGGCTGGGGACTCTATGAGGATAACTCAAAAAAATTCTCGCAATCCTCGACGGCTACCAGGGCTGATGTCTCTGACGAGGAAGAAGCCGTCGAGCCTCGCACCGTCCTTGAGGTTGACCGCCTCGTTGTCCGTGAGGAGATGGAGGTCAATAACCTCGTCATTAACCAAATCTCGGCCAGAGGCGGACGTGAAATAATCTCCGCCGCGAGGATAGAGACAACCTTGGTCCGGGAAACCAGCACGTCATACGTCTGTTACTTCGACCAGAAGCAGAATAGCGTGGCCAACCTCTTCCACGTAAACGATATCGCTTACGGGCAGGTCTGGTCTGCGGATAACATGGAGCTCCGTTTCTACAAGATGCTCGTCACGGCCGTGGATGTCAACAGCATCACTCTGGCCAAGGCCGGGCGATATGGCTCCAGTGCTCCACAAGAGGGCGACGTGATTGTCCAATACGGGAACACGACAGACGCCAGACGCCAGTACGTGATTATCCGTGACGTTGTCGGAGGCGGCCATGACCGGATGCTTTCCGGGTTGAACTCCGTTTCCGCCGAAGGCGTTGAGTATTATTACGCCGGAGTTGAGACTGGGGATACCCCCAGATGGTTCGTGGGAGACCGTGAGGCTGAATACGCCGAGTATAAGGATGGCGTGCTGAACATAAAAGGCCAGCTTAGCGTCCTCAAATCAGACGGCTCTTATCAGGCGATGTCGGATTACATTGACCAGATTAACGCCAATGAGACGAATCTGCAAAACCAGATAGATAACAATATACAGTCCTGGTCCGCGAGCGCGTCACCTCTGCCGATCTCGGATGGCGGCACGGTGGATCCCACGACCGCCAATTATCCCGCCAGCCAGTGGGAAGATGACGAGACCCGGCTTAAGCACGTCGGAGACATCTACACCGACGAGACTTCCGGCCAGAGTTATCGTTACACCAGATTGCCTAATGATGGCGATTTCTACTGGATGCGCATCTCCGACGAGGAGGCGGCACAAGCGCTTCAGCAAGCCAATCAGGCTTTGCAAGGACTCGCCGGGCTGAACTATCTTAAAGCGGCGACTAATAATGGCACCACGCTGGTCGATGGTGGACTTATCCTCTCAAATTTGATAGCCCTCGGCAAGACCGAAGGGGATGTGTTCAACATCTATTCGGGAATAAACGGCATAATGGACCCCAATGCTTATGGCAACGGTATCGCCGCATGGTATGGAGGTCCGATGACAGACCACGAGGCCGAGCCGACTGAGGCATTATACGCGAACTCGTTATTCCGGTTTGACGGATCCGGATATCTCGCCGGTGGATTGCTGAAATGGGGGCTTGACAACGGGGCGGCATTCCTTACGCTGAATGGGCAGGCTGTCGTAGGCGGTTTGGGCGGAACGACACTCAATGACATCGCCAATTTGCTTTTCGATGTCGTCCAATACGAGACTGGGCACTATGCGGTAAAACTCAGGCCGAATGCCTATTATGGTGGTAATCTTGTGGCCATTGACGGCCTTTACGCCGAGGGCTGGGTGTCAGCCGGTGGCGTGTCCGACCAGGGTGGCGGCGGAGGCG